TGTCAAGAATATGTTCGAAGTGGTTTTGTTGCACTGCAAGATCTCCCGTCGTATTACCAGAATTTATTATACATCGCGATTTCTAGTTCATTTGGCATGAAGGCGGGACAATCAGCCTTTAAGATGTTCAAGAAGAAATAATCTTAACAATCGGGGAGATATGGGTGAAGAAACCAAGTGTGCTAAGCACACTGACGAAAAAGCGCAGTCGGGGGAATGTTGCAAACAAACAGCCAATCCTTTAGACGAGTTTTGGCATAACTTAGGAGATAAGAAAAAGAAATATGTCAGAAGCTACAACAGACCCGGTAAACGTAATATATAAACTACAAAGACTACTCGACGACGGTATTCAAAACAACGGCCAAGTTTTAATGGCTGGTGGTGTTGACAGCATGGAAAAATATCAATATATTTGCGGAAAGATTCATACATTGGATCAAATCAAACAGGAACTCTCTAACCTGCTAAACCCTAAGGAGCCCGAAGATGATGACGACAAAGTCACACGCATTAGAAGATAAATATGAAGAAGAAGCTGTAATCCAGAAAGCAGCCGTTGATGAAGCAAAAAACGAACCAGAAAAAACCAACCTAGATAAGTTACCGAAGCCTACGGGCTGGCGTATTTTAGTAATGCCTTTTGCCGTTAAAGAAAAAACAGAAGGTGGAATTATTATTGCACAAGAAGCATTGGATCGAGCACGTATTGCAACGCAAGTTGGGTACGTTTTAAAGATGGGTGATCTTTGCTATAAAGATGAAGAAAAATATCCAACAGGTCCGTGGTGCGCGGAAAAGGATTGGGTGGTCTTTGCACGTTATGCAGGATCACGAATGCAAATTGAAGGTGGTGAAATACGAATGTTAAACGATGATGAAATTCTAGGGACAATAGATGATCCCGAAGAATTAATTCACGCAATGTAAATCATAGAGGAGGATAATCTATGCTAGATGAAACAAAAGACATCGACGTTGGCGAAGCTGACGAAGAAGCAACAGAAATTGATTTAGAGGCACCGGCCAAAGAAGAAGAGGCCGCTCCCAAAGAAGAAATTGTTGTTGAAGAAACAAAAGAAGAAGAAAAACCTGCTGAAGCAAAAACAGAAGAATCGAAAGATGAACTTGGTGAGTATTCAGAAGGTGTGCAAAAAAGAATAGCTAAACTTACTCGTAAAATGCGAGAAGCTGAAAGGCAAAAAGAAGAAGCGATTACTTATGCACAAAAACTAAAAAGCGAACAGGACACCTTAAAAGATCGTTATAGAAGTGTAGAAAGTACTTACACTAATGAGTTTAAAAAACGTGTTACAGGATCACTTGAAGCAACAAAAGCTAAACTACAGGCAGCTATAAATAATGGTGATGTAGATGGTCAAGTTGCTGCACAAACTGAGCTTGCGCAACTTACAATGGATGCAACGAGACTCGCAAGGTTAGAGGAAATGGACAAAGCGCCTCCAAAAAGAGAAGCCGTTCCACAACAACCTCAAACCCCAACTATGCAACCACCAAAGACGGATCCTAAAGCAGATGCTTGGGCATCCAAAAATGCTTGGTTTGGAACTGATAATGCTATGACTTACACAGCGTTTGACATACATAAAACGCTGGTAAATGAAGAAGGCTTTGATGCCAATTCAGACGAATATTATACCGAAGTGGATAAGAGAATAAGACTTGAATTCCCGCACAAATTTGGTAATAATGAGTCAACTACATCTGAACCAGTTCAGAATGTTGCAAGTGCCAAACGTCCGGCCTCAAAAGGACGCAGAAAAACCGTGAAGCTCACACCCTCACAGGTAGCAATTTCTAAAAGATTAGGTGTGCCACTCGAAGAGTATGCGAAACAATTAGCCGCGAAGGAGGTATAAGCATATGGAAAAAGATAAAATAAAAACCCCACGCGCGAGTCAAACTCGAGCTAAAACAGAAGCTAAAAAAGTTTGGACTCCACCATCTGCACTAGATGCACCCCCTGCACCAGACGGATTTCGTCATAGGTGGTTAAGGACGGAACTAATGGGAACTGACGATACTAAAAATATGTCAGGGAAAATTAGATCAGGTTGGGAACTTGTCAGAGCTGACGAGTATCCTAATGACCTTTACCCTGTTGTCGATTCTGGTAAATATCAAGGGATGATCGGCGTAGGAGGCCTTGTGTTGGCAAGGATATCTGAAGAAGTCGCGCAATCACGCGAAGAGTATTTCGATAAGATGACTCAGGATCGTGATGATGCCTTATCAAACGACGTTCTAAAGGACCAGCACCCAGGAGTGCCTATCAATCAAGAAAGGCAGTCTCGTGTAACCTTTGGTGGCTCAAAGAAATAATCTTTGATCTGCTGATTTAATCAACTAATCCTAAAAGGAGGATAAAACTATGGCAAATATAGATGCCCCTATGGGTTTTAATCCAGTTGGCAAAATCGGTAGTGGACCCCCACAAAAAGCGGGCTCTTATCAAATCACAGATGATGTGATTTTTCAGGGCGATGCAGTACAGATAGCAAGTAACACTGGTGTACTGACTCAAGCAGGCGTTGGAACAACCAACGTTGGCGTTTTTTGGGGATGTAACTTCGACGATTCAACGGGAAAACCCCAATTCAAAAACCAATCAGCAGCCGGACAAGCAAGTGAAGCGTTTGTTTATGATGATCCTTATCAAGTTTTCGAACTACAAGGAAAATCAGGAGTAAACTCTGCACAAACAGATGTCGGACGAAAAGCAGACATCGTTGTCGGAACTGGTTCAACAACAAACGGTGTTTCAGGAATGGAACTAGATACAGGAACTTTCGCAACTGGTGCAGATATTAACTGCACTGTGATTGGATTCTCTGGCAACCCTGCCAGAAATGCAGTCGGTGAAGCTCACACTCTGTATGAAGTTCTAATTAATGAACACATGTACAAATAATAGCAGGAGGACATAAAAAATGGCTATATCAAGACAACAACTAGCAAAAGAGCTAGAGCCAGGTCTAAATGCATTATTTGGACTTGAGTACAAACAATACGAAAATCAACACACGGAGATTTTCGAAACTGAATCAAGTGACAGAGCTTTTGAAGAAGAAGTGATGTTATCTGGATTCGAAAACGCTTCTGTTAAGTCAGAAGGCGCTGCTGTTGTGTATGACAACGCTCAAGAGACTTTCACAGCAAGGTACCAACATGAAACTGTTGCGTTAGCATTCGCGCTAACGGAAGAGAACATTGAGGATAACCTTTATGACAAAATCTCTACGCGTTACACAAAAGCACTTGCTCGTTCTATGGCAAACACTAAGCAGGTTAAAGCTGCAAACGTTCTTAACAGAGCGTTTAACAATGCCTACAAAGGTGGCGACGGAGTTGAACTTTGCTCTGCTGTTCACCCTACAATTGCTGGTACGTTTAAAAACGAACCATCAGTTGCTGCTGACTTGTCAGAAACATCATTAGAGCAAGCAATGATTGACATTGCTGCTATGACTGATGAACGTGGCTTAAAGATTGCTGCTAGAGGAATGAAAATGATCATTCACCCTAACCAGCAATTCGTAGCGGAAAGACTTATGAAGTCTGGTCAAAGACCTGGTACTGCGGACAACGATGTTAACGCAATGAAATCTATGGGTATGATCCCACAAGGTTTCGTAGTGAACAACTTCTTGTCTGATACAGAATCATTCTTTATTAAGACTGACGTTCCTAACGGCATGAAACACATGGTTCGTGCGCCGATTAAAACGGCTATGGAAGGTGACTTCGAAACTGGAAACGTAAGATACAAAGCTAGAGAAAGATACAGCTTCGGTTGGTCTGACCCTAGAGGAATCTACGGTTCTCCAGGTGCATAATCTTTAAGATTATAAACCTTTTAAAGGGGCGCTTCGGCGCCCCTTTTTATTTGCAATCACTACATTAAAAGCGTATATTCGGAATACTGCATATTAATTAGTTGATATAGACGCGTGCAGTCGAAAAATCTCAATACTATATTGACGTAAACAGGAGACAAATATCATGGCAACTACAACTTTTACAGGGATCGTAAGATCCAATGGTAATGGAAAGAAAACAACTTATGCTGGTTCTATGCAAATGGTAGCTCAGTTCTATGTACCTTCAACTAATGCAGCGGCTGGAACAGACGCTCAAATATCTGCAACGGATACTAGACAAGTTAAACTACCAAAAGGTGCAATCATTGATTCACTTAGCTTTAAGGGAGCAGCGGCTGCTGGCGGCAAACTAGATGTTGGTTATGCAGATTTAGTTGACGGAACAACGTTTGTTGATACTGACGGCTTAGCTGACAACTTAGCAGCAGATGCTACACAAGGTAATATTCAACCGGGTGCAGCTACTGACGGTGCATCGCTTGGGGTAATAGAAATGACTCACGATGTTAAAATCGTCGCTGGTGTTGCAGCAGCTGGTCAAGCTGGTACTTTAAGTGGTACTCTTTTTTACCATATGGTAGATGATGGTGAAGAGTCGAACTCAGGTACTGACGGCTTAACAGCGTAACTTAAAAATTAACTAGGGGCCTTCGGGCCCCTAAGTATAGGAGAAAAATATGTCAGTAGGCGGAGGATCATTTACATCAGATCAGGTCGTAAAACACGCAGCAGCAACTGGTGGTTTATATACAGGACGTTCTAGAGTCACATCTATTTCTTGTGCAGGTGTTGCAGCGAGCACACTCACACTTAGAGACGGTGGTGGATCAGGAACAGTCAAAGCTGTTTATAAATTTGGAACAGAGGGCTTAAGTGTTTTTGTTCCAGGCAGTGGAATTTTATTTAAGACTGATGTTCATGCAACAATTACAGCTAATGCTAACGCAGGGGTTACTGTTACATTAACTACGTAAGGGAGATATAAATGGCGACATCAGGAACTACTGTTTTTGAGAAAACCCTTTATATCGACGAGGTTATCGAAGAGTCTTTTGAACGAATCGGTATGGTCAATGTAAGCGGTTATAAGATGAAATCGGCACACCGTTCTTTGAACATTATGCTTCAAGAATGGGCTAATAGAGGTTTGCATTATTGGGAAATAGGCAACACTTTAATTAATTTAGTTCAGGGACAAGCCGCTTATAATTTTTACAGATCATCAGGAGATGGAACTTCTTCTCCAGTATTAAACCCTGATAACTCTACTACATTATATGGAGTTGATGATATTTTAGAAGCTGCTTATAGACGAAATAACGCCGCTACAAACCAAGCTGATTCTGCATTAACTAAGATATCTAGATCAACATATAATGGTTTAAGTGCTAAATTAAATCAATCAACACCTTCACAGTATTACGTACAAAGATTTTCAGATAATGTAGTAGTTAATCTTTATCCGGCACCTGATGCAACTGCGGCATCTAATTATGTTTTCATGTATTATATAAAACGTATTCAAGACGCTGGCGTATATAGTAATGTTGCTGATGTACCTTATCGTTTTGTGCCTTGTATGATTGCAGGACTTGCATACTACTTGTCACAAAAATATAAAGTAGAATACATTCAAAATTTAAAACTTATATATGAAGATGAACTAAACCGTGCACTAACGGAAGATGGTTCTGCTTCATCAACTTATTTAACACCACAGGCTTATTACCCAAATGTCTAATTTTGCACGCGGAAAGAAATCTTTAGCTATCTCAGATAGAAGTGGTATGGCCTTTCCATACAGAGAAATGATGTATGAATGGAATGGTTCTTTTGTTCATAGTTCTGAATGGGAACCAAAACATCCACAACTAGTAGTGAGAAGATTAGTCGGAGACAAACAAGGACTAAGAGATTCAAGACCTGCTCGTACAGAACCAAGAGTTGCAAAACTTTTAAATTCCAATCCTTTTGTTTCTTCAACTCCAGGCGACCAAAATCTTTATCTAAACGAACCTGACCATAACTTAGAAGTAGGCGACATTGTTCGCTTTAGAGGTTTATCAAACGGCTTTACATCTTCTGCACCAAGTACAGGTTGGTTAACAGTAGCTTCGTTAGAAGCAGCGGACGGCTTTACAGTTAACAGTGTAACTGACAGCGATAACTATACTGTAAATCCAGCTTATGATGCTGAAACTTGGCTTGCAAAAAATTGTAATCCTGGAACTACAACTCTTTATATTGATATGGATGGAGTGTTAACAAGTTATTATCAAGCAATTGCAACTTACAATAGTTTGACTGATTGGTTTCCAATGACTTGGGCAATGCAAACAGCAACAATCACTGCACAAGCTGCAAACTTTTTTACAAACTTAACTAAGCTAGCAAGAGCTGACGCATTAATCAATGCAGCTATTGCACAAAATACAACTTATTATATTTTAACAACTGATACTGGATCAGTATCTTTAAATAACCAAAAGAGTAGCTGGATATCTACTAACTATTCTGGTGCATTGGCTCCAGTAAGTGTTCTCTTTGCAACTGGCGGTACTAAAGCTCCTTATGGTGGAGCTAATAAATTATTGGTTGACGACACACAAAAATACATAGATCAGTTTTCAGGAGCTGGTGGATTAACATATAAATACTGGCAAAGTCCTGGAGCTATGTCAGCTGGGGGTGGACTTGTATCATCGGGTCCTGTAACATTGTCGCCATGACCTACGCAGAAATGATTCAAAATATATTGTCTTGGACAGAAACAGATAGTGCAATCTGGACTAATTCAGCAACTAATGATTTATTAGATGAACTAATAAGAATGGTTGAATTTAGAATCTTTAGAGATATAGAGATTCCAGCTGATCTTGCTTATGAAACTGCAACAGTTGCCGCTCCAACAGCGGCTCCGGGAAACCAAGCTAATCCATTGGTTGCTATGCCAGGAGCAAACTTAACTGATTTCTCTAGTATTAGATATGCTCAGATATACACTGAAACTGGAGGTATTCCAAACGAGAGACATTTCATGACAAGAAAAGACTTGTCTTATTTAATAGAGTATTGGCCGAATCGAACAACACCTGCTGGAACAGGAATTGTACCAAAGTACTTTGCGGTTTGGGACCAACAAACAATATATATTGCACCTTCACAAAATCAGGCTTATAAGGTAGAATTGGCTTTGGTTAAAAAGCCAACTAGTTTGGTGGATATGAAAGCAACATCCCCATACACAACGTGGTTAAGTGTAAATGCTCCACGCGCCCTTTTATTTGCATGTCTTTCCGATGCATTTAAATTCTTAAAAGGCCCTGCTGAAATGCTACAACTTTACGAACAGTCATATCAACTGGCGTTACAAGGATTAGCAACTGAGCAACTAGGTAAGAAAAAACGTGATGAATATAGGGATGGGGAACTAAGGGTACCTATTCCGTCTAATAACCCTTAAGGAGAAAAATTATGGCAATATCACAAGCAGTATGCAATGTGTTTAAACAAGAACTGTTAAAAGGAAATCATGACTTTGACGGTGGCGCTACATACAAAATATCGTTATATACTTCTTCTGCAACTTTAGGTGCGACCACAGCAAATTACACAGCGACTGCTTCAGATAACCAAGTAGCAAATGGTAGTGGATACACAACAGGAGGCGCGGCTTTATCAAATCCGGCTGTTGTTGGTGGTTCTTCTGCTTCAACTGCGTATGCTGACTTTGATAATATTTCATGGCCAAGTGCAAGCTTTTCAGCTGCAGGCGGTTTGATGTATCGTTCAGATGGTCCTGCTCCTACAAATGATGCAGTAGCAGTATTAAGTTTTGGTGGAACGTTCACAGCGACTAATGGTACTTTTACAATTCAATTCCCAACTGCGGGTGGTGGTTCTGAGATTCTAAGACTGACATAAGGAGCAAATCTAAATGGCATTTGTTCTTAATGATCGGGTTAAAGAAACCAGCACTACTACAGGCACAGGAGCGATCGCTCTAGGGGGAGCTGTAGCTGGATTTGAAACATTTGCTTCTGGAATCGGTAATAATAATCTTACTTATTATGCTATTTTTCATACAACCTTAGGAGAGTTTGAAGTTGGTGTTGGAACCTTAGATGGTACTTCTGCTAACTTAGCAAGAACTGAAGTTATTTCTTCATCAAACAGCGATAACGCTGTTAATTTCTCCGCTGGAGCCAAACAAATATTTTGTACACAGCCCGCTTCACGGGCCGTGTACATTAATAATGCGGACTCCGTATCCTTATCATCAGGTGTTTCTGCAACTGGCAACAATGTCGCCGTAGCGGGGACCGTGGATGGTCGAGACGTAAGCGCAGACGGAACTAAGCTTGACACTGTTGAAACAAACGCTGATGTAACTGATACGAGTAACGTAACATCTGCTGGTGCGTTGATGTTGACTGGTGGCACGATGACTGGCTCAATAATTCACAATGATGATGTTAAAGGTATTTATGGATCCTCAAGTGATGGGCTTGAGATATTTCACGATGCGTCGAACAGTTATATAAAAGATACAGGTACAGGAAATTTATATATTGAAGCCGATGATCAAATTCTTCTTAGAAGTATTACGAGTTCTGAGAACTTTGCTACTTTTAATATTAATGGAGCGGTTGATTTATATCACAACAATGTAAAAAAGTTTGAGACTACCGCAACAGGAGTCACAGTAACCGGAGCAATAGTTGGTGACACCGTTTCAGGTAATCCAGTTAGTTCTTCTATTGCTAGTGATGACTTATTAGCAGTTTACGACACATCAGGATCAGCTATTAAAAAAGCAACTATTGCTAATGTCGCGGCACAAGGACCAGCAGGTCCAACTGGTAGCACAGGTCCAACTGGTACAGCAGCTGGATTTGGAACTCCAACAATTTCTACAGGTTCACCTATTGCAGTAACTGCATCTGGACCTGATACAGCAAAAGTATTTGCATTTACTATTCCAGCCGGTGCAACCGGACCGACAGGCCCTACTGGCCCTACTGGTCCCGCCGGGCCGACAGGTAGTACTGGTCCAAACGGGCCTACAGGCCCTACTGGTCCAGCCGCAGGCTTTGGAACACCAACAGCAAGCACAGGTCCTATTGGGATTGTAGCTAGTGGTCCAGATACAGCTAAGATTTTTGCATTCACAATTCCAGCAGGAGCAACTGGCCCTGCTGGTCCTACAGGTGGTACTGGCCCTGCTGGTCCTGCTGGTCCCGCCGGATCTACTGGTCCTACTGGCCCTGATGGGCCTGACGGCCCTGCCGGTCCTTCTGGTGGTACTGGTCCAACCGGCCCTACTGGCCCTACTGGTCCTGCTGGTAGTACTGGCCCTGCTGGTCCAACCGGTCCTTCTGGCCCAACCGGTCCTACAGGTCCTACAGGTGGTTTTACAACAAACTCAAACGCACAGGTAAATAGTTTAGGTGTAAACACAGCAGGTTCAGGAACTGCTGGTGAAATCCGAGCGACCTCAAACATCACCGCTTATTATTCCGACCCAGCGTTAAAGAACTTTGAAGGTAAGATTGATAATGCATTGGATAAAGTAAAAGCATTATCTGGTTATTATTTTACTGAAAACGAAAAAGCTAAAGAACTTGGTTACAATAATGATCGTAGACAAGTTGGTGTTAATGCTAAAGAAGTTGAAGATGTATTACCGGAAGTAGTTACAGAAGCACCTATTGATCCACAATATTTAACAGTTTGGTATGAGAAACTTGTACCTTTATTAATCGAAGCCATTAAAGAGTTGGACGATAAGAAAAAGGATAAATAATGGATAATTCCTTAGCCAGTTTTGCGGGACAGGCTTTTGCTAGTTCCCCAATTAATCCTGAAGCAGTTGTAAGTGTTGCCGGATTAGCTTTAACGCTGGGTGGTCCTGATTATGCTGTAGAAAATATACACAACGTACCAACTCAATCAGTTACATTAGCTTTAGGTCAAGTCGCATTAGAAATGATTGCAACACCTTCTGGCTTACCTATTCCAGTTGTATTAGGTAGTGAGACTGCTATCGCAGATTCCAATCTATCAGTAACAGGTCAAGCCGTTAGCTCAGCATTAGGACAAGAGTTATTAGAAATGTTAGCAACTCCTGCAAGCTTGCCATTGACCATGTCATTAGGTAGTGTAGCGGCAAGAACAGATAAAACTCATGAGGTTACAGGATTTAGTCTTTCAACAGCGCTTGGATCTGAAGTAGCTGAAGTCTCACCAGCACTTGCAAGTTTTCCAATGACTATGTCATTAGGTCAAGAAACTTTACTTTTAAACGCAAATGTTGCACAAACAGGATTAACAACAGCAATGTCTTTAGGTACAGTAGTAGCTGAAACTAGAGTATATGTAACTCAACTATCTGTAACTTCTGCTCTTGGTCAAGTGGTATGTGAAAATACAGTTGAAATAACTGGTTTACCTTTAACAGCAACTTTAGGTGAAACTGCGGTCTTTACATGGACCGACGTAGATGATACAACTGATTCAGGAGACACATGGACTGACGTACCAGATGCGCCAGCTAATTCATGGACTCCTGTCGAGGAGACAACAGATTCTGGTGACACATGGACACCAATAACATAGGATAATATATGGCATCAAGTTTTTCACCACGATTAGGCTTAGAACTAATAAACCCTGGAGAGCAATCAAACTCTTGGGGAGCTACCACTAATAATACCCTTAATAACTCATTAGAAGAGGCAATAGCCGGTGTTTATACATTAAATTTATCGGGAGGAGCTGCTACTGTGGTGTTGAGCGCGACTGATGGAGGAGGTGCACAAGCAACCAACCAACAAAGACAATTTGCTCTTAATGTTATTAACGCTGGTCAAGATACAACTATTCAGTGTCAAGCTAAACAAAAAATGTTCTTTGTTATTAACAATTCAAATCAGTATAAAATTACAATGAGATTAGGTGCTGCTGGAGCAACTCATGTAGTACAACCACTTAGAAAAGTTTTACTTGCAGCAGCTAACTCAGCATTAGTTACAGATGGATCTGCTAACGTTTGGCACGATCTAGATCAATCACAAAACGTTTGGCGTACAATTTCAGCAGCAACTGGTACTGCTTATGTTGGAGATAAAATTATGATTAATACATCTTCTCAAGCTTGTACTATTACCTTACCTACTGCGGGATTAACTACGGGGGATGAAATATCTTTTATAGATAGAAATGGAACTTTTGCTAGTAACGCATTAACTTTGAACGCTGGAGGTTCCATTAAGATATTTGGTGCAACAGCAAATGGAACAGTAAATACAAATAACGCGGCGTTCACTATTGTTTATACAGGAGCATCAGATCCGGGTTGGAAATTAACGGGGAAATAAATAATGGCAACTTACGAAAGTGTACGCTATCAATTTACAGGTGCCAACATTGATTCCGCATCAATTTCAGCACCGACAATCGCTAATGGAAGTGTTACCAATACAGAATTCCAAACTGTAGACACATCAACATCAATTCAAACACAACTTAATACTAAGTTTAGTGCGTCCGGTGGAACCTTTACCGGCAACGTAACTGTCGCTGATAGTACTGATTTAAATATTGGTAACGGTAATGACATCGTTATTAGAAGTGATGGTACAACAGGCTATATTAAAAGTAATGCACTTGTCATGGAAGATAATTCCGGTGCAGATTATATGACCTTTACAACCAATGGTGCTGTAACCATGACACACGGAGGTAATACTAAAATTGCAACATCAGCTACTGGGGCAACTGTTACAGGTACTTTAGCGGCAACAGCGCTGACTGGTACTGGAGCAGGAATCACGGCATTGGCCGCAGGAAATATAACTGCTGGTGGTACTTTACCAGCATTAGTTGGAACAGCACTAACTTCTTTAAACGCCGCCAACTTAACAGGAACTTACCCTGATTTAAATGGTGCTAGTATAACAAGTTTGAACGCATCTCATTTAGCCTCTGGTACAATTCCTAATGGTCGCTATGGAACACCTACTTTTAGTGGCTCTAATATAACAAGTTTGAATGCATCAAATATATCTTCTGGCACAATTAACTCAGCAAGACTTCCAGGTGGTTTAGGTAAAGTTTTACAAGTGGTATCAACTAACACACAAAGTCATATGTCTTCAACTACATCGTCTTATACTGATGTAACTGGTTTAAATGTATCCATTACACCTTCTGCTACTAATAGCAAAGTTTTAGTAGTTTGTAATATAGGTGTAGTAGATGATGGTACGGGTTCAAACGGTTCCTATGCTTTTAGATTACTTAGAGCAGGGACAGCAATAGGTAATGGAACTGGCGGCGGTCAAACAAACGCAATAGCTGGTCTAGGTCAATCAACAAATAACTATGATAACTTTATGATTCACTTTTTAGATTCACCGAATACGACTAGTAGTACTCAATATAAGCTTCAGTTTAGAGGTTTATATAACCCAAATATTAGAATAAATAGATCACAAGATAACAACGCACCCTGGGGTATTGCCAGTAGTGCAAGTATAACAGCTGTAGAAATAGGAGCATAGATGACTGATATATTAAGTGCAATTTTAGCAATCAACCCAAAAGCAAAAGTAACTGTTATTGATGAAGACTTAGATAGTATAATTTGGGATGCTGGAGAAGTTCCAATAGATAAAGAAGATATTGTAGCTAAACAAACTCAATTAAAAAGTGAATACATAGCAAATGAGTATCAAAGACAACGTAAAGAAGAGTATCCAGCTTTAGTAGAACAACTTGATGATATATATCATAATGGTGTTGATGGATGGAAAGCAACAATAAAAGCAGTGAAGGATAAATATCCTAAAGGTTAATCATGGCAACATATGAAACAGTTAAATATAGCTTTGCGGGCAACTTAATAACAGCACTACAAGCACCAAACATTGCTGATGGTTCTGTTACCAATACTGAGTTTCAAACCGTAGATACATCAACGTCAATTCAAACACAATTAAACACTAAGTTTGGATCTACTGGTGGAACCTTTACCGGCAACGTAACACTTAATGATAATATTCATTTATATTTAGGTACTGGTGGTTCTACTGATCTTGATCTTTATATGGATGGAAGTAATGGTTACATTAAAAATTCTACAGGTAACTTAAATGTAAACGCTGACAGCGTTGTGTTTAAAGATGATCAAAATTCAATCAATATGTTTAATGCTTCATCAACCGGTGCATTTAATGCTTATCACAATAATGCATTAAAATTTTCAACAGCGTCTGGGGGAGTTACAGTGTCGGGAACAGTAACAGCTACCTCTTATGCTGGGGATGGATCATCTTTAACTGGACTTGTTGGAGGAGCTAACGGAGTTGATTTTAATGATAATGTAAAAGCAAGATTTGGAGATAGTAATGATCTACAAATTTGGCACGACACCAATAATTCATATATAAAAGATGATGGAACAGGTGATTTAGTAATTCAAGGCTCAACTAATGTTAAGGTTCAAAATGCTGCTGGTGCTGACATGGGAAAATTTATATCAGCAGGAGCAGTAGAACTTTATCATAATGGAAGTAAAAAAGCGGAAACAGTTAGTGGTGGATTGACAGTTACAGGAACTGCAACAGCAACAACATTTAGTGGCTCTGGGGCAAGTTTAACAAATATAAACGGATCAAATATATCATCTGGAACAATTCCAACTGCACGCTTACCTTCTGGAGGTATAGTTAGACAAATTTCTGTAGTAGAAAGTACATCAAACTTTAGTACTACTTCGGTAATTCCTTTTGATGCTACAACTCCTACATCAAGTGAAGGTATTGAAGTTATGTCTCACTCTTTTACCCCTACTAGTGCTAGTAGTAAACTGTTGCATGTTCTGTCGACAGCAATGACTAATGCGTCGCAAGGAGGAACTTGTATTTGGTCTATTTTTGATGGTAGTACAAACGTTGGTGCTTTTGCAAACACCACTGGTACTAATGGTATTTGGAACCAATTAACATGCCAAACACAACATTCACCTAATACCACTTCAGCTATATCTTATACATGTAGGTTTGGTGTTAATACAAGTAGAGGTCACTGGTTGCAGACTAATAACTATAATCATTATCTAGGTGCAGAAGCAACTTGGACAATTTATGAAATAGCATAATAGTATGCCTTTATCTAAAATACAATTTAAGCCAGGTATTGACAAACAAGTCACCGCGTATGGAGCAGAAGGCAGATGGATTGATTCTACTAATATGCGTTTCCGCTCAGGACTACCAGAAAAGATTGGTGGTTGGACTTCTGTTCTTTCTCTATCTTTAGTTGGTGTAGCACGATCTATGAAAGGTTGGGTTTCTCTCAATGGTGTTCGTCATGTTGCAATAGGTACTGACAGAAAATTATATGTATATTCAGAAGGATTGGCCTACGATATTACTCCTGTAAGAAGAACACAGGTTCGTTCTAATGCTTTTACTACAACAAACAACTCAGCAATAGTGACTGTAACAGATGCTTCACATGGTGCTATTGTTGGTGACTTTGTAAAAATATCTAGCTTAGGTAATGCAGTAAATACGTTGGTTCTAAATGATAAAGAATTTGAAATATTAACTGTGCCAGATGCAAACTCTTATACTATACAAGTTACTAACCCAGCAGCAACTGCAAACGCATCCAGTACACCTAGTGTTGGAAATGCTACCTTCACTTATGATTTAACAAATGGTACGGCAACATCTTCATACGGGTTAGGTTTTGGTACAGGAACATGGGGACAAGGAACATGGGGAACTCCGCGTTCATCGTCAACATTAGTACTTGATGCAACTTATTGGTGCTTTGATACTTTTGGTGAAGATCTATTAGCAATTAGAAATGATGGGGCTTTATATAAATGGGATTTATCAGCAGGGGTAACTAGTCCTGCAGCATTGGTGTCAACATCGCCAACAGCTTCTAAGTTTTTATTAGTATCTTCTCCTGACAGACATATTTTTTTATTTGGAACGGAAACAACTGTAGGATCAACAAGTACACGAGATGATTTATTTCTTCGTTTTTCTTCACAAGAAAATCCAAGCTTATGGAATCCGGCATCAACTAACTCTGCTGGTTCATTTAGAATACAAGATGGTTCTAAGATTGTAGCAGCTGTTAGATCAAGGGGATCTATTCTTGTATGGACTGATACAGCACTCCACTCATTAAATAATATTGGACCACCTTTTATTTTTGGTCTTAACCAAGTTGGTGCAAACTGTGGAGCAGTTTCTCCAGGTTCAGTTGTAGATGTTAATGGTCAAACCTTTTGGATGAGCCAGACAGCGTTCTATATGTTTGATGGTGCGATTAAAAAATTAGATTGTACAGTACAGGACTTTGTATTTGATGATATTGATACAACTACGCAACAACAAGTTTTTGCTGCAGTTAATACAGATTTTAATGAAGTAACCTGGTTCTACCCATCTAATAATTCACAAGTTTTAAACAGATCAGTTACATATAATTTCTTAGAAAATGTTTGGTATACTAACAGTGGTTTTGCTAGAACAGCTTGGATTGATAGAGGTATTTATTCGAATCCATACGCAACGGAATACAAAGCAGCAGACATACCAACACAAGGAGCTATACAAGGTGTGACTGCAGGTGCATCTAATTTATGGGCCCATGAAGATGGATTTAATTCTGCTGGTAATGCAATGCCTTGTTCTATTACATCTGGTGATTTTGATATTGCAGATGGTGAAGATTTATTTCACTGTTCAAGAGTTATACCTGATTTTAAAAACCAAACAGGAACCGCAAGCATAACAATAACTTTTAAAAACTATCCGGCAACAACAGCAACTAGAACTTTTACTTCAACCGTTGGTGCAACTACTAATCAGTTTTCTGTACGAGGTAGAGGGAGACAAGCTAACTTAAAGATAGACACAACCGCAGCTGATGCTAATCTAAGGTTTGGAACTTTACGACTTGATATTAGACCGGACGGGAGAAGATAATGGCAAGAATTAATGTAGCAAGATTACCTTTACCAACAGATTCTTATGATCGTTCTCAGCAAGATATTTTAATTAGAGAATTAGAAAGTATTATTAATCAATTAAACTTTACATTCCAGCAAGACTTAAGAGAAGAACTCACAGCTCGTTCTTGGTTCTTTGCAGGAGAAGGAGGGGCCTAGTGGCAGATACATTTAAGAATACCACAACTATTGTTGCAAACCAAAACCAAGACTACAGCGTCTATACGGTGCCAACAGCAGATGATTCAACTGTTCCACCACAAAAACCAGTACAGGCTTTAGTTAAATCTATACTATGTACTCCTGTTAGTACCTCTGTAGTTAGTGTTAAATTATATGACGCTTCCGCAAATCAAACAGTTAATATTTTAAAAGACATTACTATGACGGTAGGTAATGCTGGGCTGGCCGGATATCACGATGAAGAAGTTTTACGCCAACCGCTGGTAATGGAAGATAGTGATATCTTAAAAGTACAAAGTAATCAAAATAACGCTTTACATGTGACCGTTTCAGTATTGGAGATTAAACAGTGAAAAAAGTGCAAGAAGCTAAAACGCTGGGTACGCAGGTTGTTAATGGCAAAGAAATACCCATGATCCAGCCAGAAGTATATCAACGAATCTATTGTAAAAATTGCGAGAATGAGGTAGATTCGGAAGAACAGGCAATCGGCACCTGCTCCGAGTGTGGCCAATCATGGTCCGTTCACAAAGCCATCGACACACAAATAAAAATTATAGAGATGCCTCCTATGGGGTCAATCTCCGGAGAATAATTAATGGGTATTGTAAACGCACATGAACAACTTAGTCGAGGGATTAGGCAAGGCAAGTTTCTGGGCGGTATCATGGATAAAATCGTTCCTAATGAAATAACAAGTTTTATGAATAGTGCAGCTGATAAGCTGATGCCCAAAGAAATTGCACCTTATGCAAGTTTTTTAGCTCCTCTACTGGTTCCAATAATTGGTCCGGCTGGAGCTCATGCATTCGCACAACTTGGTTCAGCCAAACAGAACGATGGACAATTAGATCCGCTTGCAGCCTTAGCAGTACACGGAGCGTCAAGTACACAAACAGCTAGAGATATTAGAAACAGCTACGATGCAAGCAAAGCTTGGAACGCAGCAGATCAAGGTGGAACATGGGGACAACGTGTATCTGGAGCGATTGGAGACTGGTTAGGTGGTGGTGATCTAGCTGGAGGAACAGCTGCCAACTCAGGTAACTGGCTTTCTCGTGCTTTTCAACCAACTCAATCTATGTTTGAAGGAACGAGTGCTTTTGGTACAGATTGGTTTAACAATACACTAGGAATGGGAGTAGACGATTCTACGAGATCAATACTTGATAAATCTAATCCAGCATGGAAGTATATGGAAAGACCTGGAGACGCTTTAAATTTACTTGCAGAAGCTAATAATCCAGCACTATATGCAACAGACGCCGCAGGCGCTATTAGAGAATTAATTCCTAATACTAATTTCGATCCAACCTTAAAGGGTCCTGCAATGGAGCAACAATTAAGGGACGGTGTTTCTGCAGTAGAAGCTAAACCTGACCCTAGGAAACTTACACAAGAAGGCGAAGATCTGTTTGCTGAGTATAACGCAAATGTGACAGAGGCCAATAAACTAGATCCAAAAAATTTGGCAGATCGTGAATATTTGTTCAAGCAGGTAAATGAAGAAGATGCATTAAAAATGTTCGAAACAAAACCTGGTTTTGAAGCTCTTGAGGGTAATATAACTACCATGCAAAACGTTACAGAAGGTGTTGTTGATTATGTTGCTCCTGGTCTAGATGACTTACAACAAACACTGGGAATGGGAGATGCCAAATTATTAGCTAACTTTAAAGATTTAGATGTTATAGAGCAAATAAAAACTGTAGGGGCTTTGGCTGCATCAGGTAGTTATCAAACAGCAGAAAAAGCAATAAGAGAAGAAAAGTTCAAAAATAAACAAGAACGTGATGCAGTTTTAAGAGCTTATTTCGATTCTTACGAAAGAAGTGGTCGTAAATACAATGACTCTAGATATCTAAAATACAAAGACCCAGAAATGGTTGCTTTATATGAAGAAATATATGGATATAAATATGGTGGTCGTGTAAATAAAAACATGGGCGGTATTATGCAAGCAGCTCCAGGTGTGCCTCAAGGCATGGAACTAGATTATAGAAACTCAGGAGGATTTATTCCTATGGGTGGACCAGAACTAGCTGATGATGTTCCTGCAATGTTATCAAGAAATGAATTCGTACTAACAGCAGACGCTATGAAAGGCTTAGACAAAGCTATGGGTGGACAAGGTGACCCTAGAGCATCTGCTAAACATATGTATCAAATGATGCAACAACTAGAGGCAATGGCGTAATGTCAACACAACAAGAAATATTAAGAGCTAAACAGCTTTTAGAAAAATATGCTCCTAAAGGAGAGTTTCTTGCTTATATTAATAAAGAAGAAGCGCTTTTATTAAAACAACATGGTGGCTCAGGAGAAATCACTGAAACAGGTATACCTTCTTTTAATACTACAACAACTAGAACTTTACCTCCGGGTTATGTCGAAAGTTTAGGTGAAGACTTTACATCCTATTTAGATAATACTAGTGGCGATCTAACTAATAGAGATTGGTATTCTGATCCTACCCAATACATGGGGGACGCTTCTAATAATTGGTTCACTGCAGGAATGGACCCTATGACTGCGTTAGCTCAAGGTCTAGCTCTTGATCCAAGTAGTGGTCTAGGCTCGTACGCTTCTTATTTACAAAATGCTAGTGATTTCGCAACCGACGGACAAGCTTTCTTTAATGCACACGGAACTAGTTATCAGCCACATATGGCAAATGCAACTGGTCAATATACAAACGCTATGCAGCAAGCAGCCTTACAGGCTGCAGCAGCCGCCGCAGGTCAAAACGCTGGTCAAGGTCAATTAAGTTTAGCCGACGCTGCTTTAGCAAATGCCAACACACAGTTTGGGGATGCTCGTGGTTTATATGATAGAGCTACCGGTCAATACGATCTCGCTGCAGCTGCAGCAGCCGCAGGTCAAAACGCTGGTCAGCCTTTCTTTAACCAAGCTAATCAATATAGTGGTGCGAATGCGTATCAACAATTCATGTCGCCTTATCAGCAACAAGTTATTGATGCAACGATGGCTGCATATAACCAACAACAAGCAGAACAAAGTACAGCTTTAGGTGCTTCTGCAGGTAACGCGTTCGGTGGATCGCGGTTCGGGGTTGCAGAAGGACAAAGAGCAGCAGACGCTGCTTTAGGTGGTGCACAGCTACAAGGTAATTTATTAGCTCAAGGATTTACACAAGCTAACCAATTAGCTAACCAAGCATACCAACAACAAATGGGTCTTGGTCAAGCAAACATGGGACAAGCTGCAGCTAACCAAGCTGCTTACAATCAAGCTGCTCAAGGCTATAACCAAGCTGGAGCAAATCTTGGACAACTTGGAAGTCAATACCAAAACCAATCACAGAATCAATTACAAGCAGGTAGTGCACAACAAGCAATGGCAGCACAGAATGCGGCGTTGTACGGCGACGCTGCGCAACAATATGGACTGCAAGGAGCTAATCAATTAGCAATGGCTCAGTCTGCACAAGAGCAAGTTCAAAACCAAATGGGTATTTATGCTGGACTTGGACAACAACAAATGGATCTTGGAGATTACGGACTTACTGGTCTTGGAAACCAACTCAATACACTGACTCAAATGGGACAACAAAACACAGCATTAAACCAAGCTCGTTTAGACAACCAACAAGCAGCTTTACAAGCAGGGCAAATGGCAAACCAACAAAACTTAGGCTTTATGAGTCAGATGTTAGGCGCTGCTTATGGAGCTCCATCGTCGACCACTTATGCAACTTCACCAAATCCTTCTACTATACAAACGCTTCTTGGAGCGGGGATCGGGCTTGGTGGTATTTTAGGGGCTTTCCGAGGTAACAATAATCAAAATGAGTAGAATCTTAAAAAGACCAATGTTTAATAAAGGTGGCCGTGCCGGCGCACTTGATAGTGGAATTGTATCTGGTTTTGCTAAACCAAGTTATAAAATTGGTGGTGCTGTACAGAGACAGGGTTTTAGGAGAGGTAACTATGTTGATTTAATTGATCAATACATGACAAAACCTGAACCTACAGAAGGAATGACTAAAGCTGATTACTTACGTATTGCAGCAGCAGGCGCTCAAATTATGGGTGCTCCGGTTGTTAGTGATCAAGGTGGTGTTATGGGTGCTTTAGCTAATTCTGCGAATGCTTTATCTGGTTTAGGAACTGATCTAGCTAGCTCTTCAGACGCACGTCGCTTAGCTTATGAAAAAGAATTAGCTGACTACAATAAACTAAGAGCAGGTACAGCGATAGAACAAAGAATAACTGAAGACTCAAACAAATTCCAAATGGATCTACAGCAAGACCAACAAACATTCGAAGCAGGAGAAGCTGTATTAGATAGAGATCTTCAATTAGATATAATTCGAGAGGAAACAGATGCGGCTATTGAAATTTTAGAAAAAGAATTAGAACTGTTCCCTAATAAATATAAATTAGAAAAAGAGCTACAAGAAGAAAGAGCTCAAGCGCTCATAAAAGAAATGAAATTATTACCACACAACAGTGATGAATACTTAGAGAAAAGAGATATCTTACAAAGTATTATATTTGGAGAGACAACTAGATTAATTGCGTCAGAAAAATCTGATTTAATGAAAGATGCTGATTTCCAAAAAGCCATTAGAACTGCTGTCGCTTCTGGTGTTACGGTTTCTACAATACCTCCAGGAGAATCTGGACACGATCCTATGTTCTATAATAAAACAGAAACTGAGATTAGAGATATTATCTTAATGAGAACTTTCAAAGCTGCTGGATTGATAGATATTTACATTCCAGAAGGAATTAAAGAAAGCAACGCTCGCGGTGGAAGAGTTGGTAGATATGCTGGAGGTATGATGGGTGATGAAGGAGTAGATGCAACTGGTCCTATGGAACCAGGACCTAACCCTGATCCAAATCAACCACCTATTATGCAAGCGGCATCATCACAACAGCCAGTGTCTTTAACTTATGACGAACTAAGAAAACGTTTACCACCTGAGGTGTCAGACATGGTTATTAAATTAATACTAAGCAGTGAAGAAGCTATGATTGATTTTGCACAACTACAAACACCACAAGATATAACAAGATTTAATCAAAAGTATAATACGGATTTAGAACTACCAACGGTGGCCTAAATGGGTATTGATAACATTAAAAAAGGCTACCCCCACATAGATCCTTATTCTAAAGGAATGGATATACACGGCCCTACCTACGAAGACAAGTTAAAGGATCAGGTACATCAGTCAGAAATGGGTAATCGTTTCCCTGGCCAGTTTTATACAGATCAAGTTCTTAGAGCAGAAAACGAAGGCTTATTAACTAACTGGGGTGTTCCAGAAGACATATCTGTTATAAATAGAACAAAACAAATTCTTGGAATAGATAATCCTATAACAAATTCTATGTATGGTTATGGTGCCTTTAAAGATAAAACTAATAAAGAAATATTAACAGACATTAGTACAGGCTCTCCTATATCCTTAAATGTTCTTCAATCTGATAGATTTAAGTTTGATAGACTTTTAAGAAGAGGTTTAATAGAAGGACCTGATGGAGTCTTACCTTATAAAACAGGAAGTAAAGACGCGTCTGACGCACAATGGCATAGATTTAGACAAAACCCTGACCAATATAGGCTTACCAGAAATGTATCAAATGATATAGCTCGTTTAAATTATCTGGAAGACGCTGGGGAATACTGGGGTGATAACACAAGAGACATGGCAGGCAACGTAGGACTAGGTTTTGTTGGTATGGACAACACAATAGTAGGGAACCAAATTCCATTGGATAGTGGTGCTGCTGAAAGTATTACAGGCGCGTTTGGTGAGGATGGCACAATAAAATTCGATTCAAATAACGGATTAATTCTGCTAGAAGCAGATAAAAGCAATTACCAAGAGTTTGAAAAAACACTAGCAGCATATCATCCAGACTTTGCTGAATATCAAAGACTACTTAAACTAAGGGAAGACGCATCCAAAGTCTCACCTGATGCAGAAGACGCAATGACAAAACGTTATTCTTTAGAGGGTTATTTAGATCCAAAGATTAAAAAGCTAGAAGACAAGATATTTAATAAAGACGGTACAGTAACATTAATGGATGGTCTTTTTCCAGATCATGTTAGAATTTTAAAAGACGCTAGAGCTAATAGAAGTACCCAATATGCTATAGGTCAATTAACACAACTTGGAATAGAATTTGTTCCTGGTATTGGATTGATTGGTATTAGTGGAATAAAAAAAGCAGGGCAACTTATAAACCTTGCTTATAAAGGGGGTAAACTTGTAAAAAGTTCAATAGCAGATTTAAAATCCGCAGGACTTACAACTGCTCAAATTAAAGCAATTGAAGCTAAAAACGCTGAGACAGTAATAAGCAGAATGAAATTAAAATATGACCCAGAGAGTGGAACCATGCAGTATAGTAATCCAAACGTAGCACAAATGGAACTTGGAGCTGGTAAAGCCGTGTCTAAGAAAGAGCGTATAGCTATAATTAAAAAAGCAGCAGAAGATAATCCTAATGCATCTTACGCAGAGTTAGCTAAGATAACAGGGTTTGATGCGAGACGTATTGGAGATGCACTTGGTCCTGCTACTAAGATTGAAGCAGGGGACGCTGCAAAGCGTGTGTCAGAGGCAATAGATTGGAATTTGTCTAGAGATGAAAACCTTAAGCTTATTAAAGAATTAGGCTTAAAAACAAGAAAAGGTGATATGTCATCCGACTCTATAAAAAGGTATATTAACCAAGCTTACACACAAAAATATCAGTTACCAGTAGATGATTATGCTGACATGTACAGAGGAATGTTTTTTAATAGAAAATATGACCCAACAATCCAGTATGGCGATAATTGGAATGATCCAATAGGTATACTGCCAGCCCGCACAAGTGCTAATACCTTAAGCAACTACCATATACCAAATCAACAGTTAGCTAAAAACAAAGTAGCAATGGAATTAGCAGACGACCTTGATATCCCTGTAGAGCAGGCAAGGGAAATGTTACAGGCGCGTATTGATTCAAATGTTGGTTATAGGAAAAAAGACAAAGCATACCAAGCTTTACTAGCAGGGAGAGGAACACCAGAAGGAGACTTAGCTTGGGCAAGATACACAGCTGGTCTGGCAGAAAACAAAGCAAAATATAGAGAAACAATACAAGCAAACGTTAAAAATTTACATCCTTCTGAACGAGCAATTAGAACAGAACAAAGAACCTATGCTAAATTTGTAAATGATTTAACTGTAAACGATAAAGAATTTCAAAAACTTATTTTAAATAATAAAGAGTTAATGTCGGTGTTAGGCACAAAAGTAGATCCGAAAACAGGTACTATTATAAATACAAACGTAGATGTGGCAAGCTTGTTTAGTAAAGAGACTGATTCTAGATTATTTGAAATTGATCACATTAAAGAAGTTCATAGCAATATTGGGGGCATAGAGTTTCCCGCAAATAGACAACTAATATTTCAACCTTTACATAGAAACTTTAAACAACCTTCTGTGGAGTTTATAGAAAAGTTAAATAGTAAAGTATTAGATGGAAAAGTTTTAACAAAAAAAGAAATAGATAACGTTAAAGCTATTATTGCAAAAGCAGAAGAGTTGGGTATTTCTATGCGGCCTAATGTAGCAGATGGATTTTTAACTCAATTTGGAGTGAACGGTAAGGTTATAAACCCCAAAGCACCAGGAAGCTCGGGTGTAGATGCTTTTAAAAGTCTTGTTGAAGAAAGAATACCTGAAATCAAATCAATGGATCATTACAGAAGTGTTTATAAAGCAGGGGGCCCGGTTAGAGAATATCATAACACCGGAACGCGGGACGGGGAACTTGTTGGTGATCAACTTAAAGGAGAAACTATATACGGAGAATACTTAAAAGACTTAAATATAAGTATGGAGAAACGTATAAGAGATCAGGAACACATGGATCAAATAATGAGTGCTCCTAAGTCGATGCAAGGAGCTGTAGCTACAACTCTTTATGATGAAAGACAAATGGCCTTTCTAGATGAAATAAGAGAACTACCCTACGGTGTTAGAGCAGAACTTAAAAAGAAAATATTAGATGACAAGGCTGTACAAAAAGCCATAGCAGATTCTTTACGTGATCCTCGCCCAGTTAGGTTTCCATTAAAGTCTATTCATAAGTTAATTACAAAGAATGCAGGTGTTAGACATATGTTGAGGCAGCAGATGCTGCCGCAGTTTGTTTTCAAGGCGTTTATAAGTGATTTAATGAATAAAGGAGAAAACCCTGAAGAAATAGCACCTAATGCTTTAAGTACTCTTCTAACACCAACTGGTTCAACTCCACCAGAGCAAGCATATATAGATGGTTTCGATGAGTTTAATAGAGCGTTAGATACTGGTGTTACCAACATAGCTTTTAATACTATGGATTTAATTCTAGGGGGTGTTGATCTTGCTAGTTTTGGTAATACTAATTTATCTGAAAAGCTAAGAGACCTTTATGATAAACGTCAGGTCAATGACCCAGAAACTTTTGTAGGTGATATGGTGTCGCTGTTAGTAGAGTTTGGTGTTCCTGGTGGTCTTGTTGCAAAGCTAGCAACTAGAGCACAAAAGGCAATGCGTATAAAAGGCTTTAATACTATGACTCGTTTTGTTGATCCTAACAAATCGAAAGGAGCACAAAATTTAATAAAATTCAGTAACATTGCAAGTAGAATGGGAACAGGTGCTGTCATTTTTGCCGGAGCAGATTTCGTTGCTGGTGGTCCTTTTAATTCATTAAACAGAATGTTTCCTGATGATGCTACATTACTTCCAGGTAAGCCTGAACAAACAGATGACTTAACGGGCAATGAATTAGTAAAAGCTAACTTTAGAAATAGACTAAGATTCGCGGCTGACGGAGCGATGATCGGGGGTTTATTTCCTTTGCTTGGCCCACCTATTTGGGGATTAGCAAAAGGCATAGGAAAACTTCCATTTAAAACTATTCCTGGAATCAACAGATCGGTGGTTGGTGGTGCATTACAATTAGCGGGTGTTCCTTTAAGAATTGGTGCCGATGTTTTAGCAGGTAAAGTTCCTTATACACAAAAAATGATACCGGCCGTAGGTAAAGTAATTAGTAAGACAGGAGAAAAAACAGCAAGTGCTATACAACAAACTGCTGCATTTATAGGTAAGAATGTTTTTGCTAGAGCTGCATTAGCTGCACAAGATACTATGTTCTTTAGAGACTCTATCTACTCAGGTATTAATAGAGGTTCTACTTTTTTAAGAGGAGTAGGAATACCAAAAGTATTTGGTGGAGACGCTACTGGACTACCACCATTTCAAGAATGGAGAAAATTTTCTTTAAACAGTGCTGATCCTTTGCATGCTAACCTTGCACGTATTGATAACAAACTGGCTTTGTTTAGAGACATAGGTAAATTAACTAAAGACGCGTTTGGTATATCTAATAAAGCTAATCTATTTATAAAAGCAAAATCTAGAACAATAGATAAACTTTATACTAATCTTGAACAGATAACATATACGCTAGCAAAACGTTTTGAAGAACAACATAAAAAATGGGGTCAGTTTGATACCATACAAAAACAATACTTAGATGATGTGTTGGATTTTATGCAAGGTAATAAAAAATTTAAAGACTTAGACCCTGCATTACGTGAATCAGCTGTAGAATTAAAAAGTTATGTGAACAAACTTACAAAGGAGTTTAAAGATTTATTACCTAATACAGACCCTTTAAAGAGAATGTTGACAGAAGATATTAACAATATCATGCGTCGTTCTTTTGCAACGTTTACAAATTCTAATTTTAGACCTGGCGCAGAGGCTGTAAAAGCAGCTTCGGATTATGTCTATAAGTTTTTAAAACAAGATTCAAGAATGATAGATGAAGCTCGTATTGCTTTTCCTAGAGCCAAGAGTGTAGATGAAGCTTTAAGAAGTTTGGCTGAATTAAAAGTAGGGGATCTTATGCATATTGCAAGATATGAAATGGAAGATCCTATAAGAGCTTTCAAGAGAATAGCAGAACGATTAGAGTCATCAGGTGTAAAAGGTGTAGTTGATCCTATGGAAATATACACTGGTCAGGAACTACCAGCCGTCATTAGAAAATTAATGGGAGAAGAAAAAAATCTAAAAAATGCTCTTATGCAAACAACAGGTAATATTATTTCTAGTACACAACAAAAAATAGCTTTAGATAGACTGGCAAAAATGGGACTAGAAAGTGGTTGGTTATTTAATACAGCTGAAGAAGCTTTGACAAAAGGAAAACTTTACAACGCTGTTCCATTAGGAGATATAAAAGGAGCAGGATTCTTACCATCAGACATCCTTGGTTTATTTGGTTCTCCAGAAATGATTAAGCAATTATCTGGTTACAGTATATTTGATTCAGCATTAAAATATAAATTCTATCAAAACTTATTAGCCTTTAAATCAATGGTTCAAGGAGGTAAGACTCTCTACTCTCCTGCTACCCAAATGCGTAACTTTGGTTCTGCTGGTTTGTTTGCTATGAACGTAGGACATATTGGTGGTAATACTAGCGTTACACAAAGCTTTAAAATGATGTTAGATGACATCTTTGGTTCAGGACCAGGTGTAGATCAAAGTTCTTTAATTAAATGGATTGAAAGAAAAATTGAGTTAGGTGTATTAGACGAGAACGTTGTTGCCCAAGAACTTGGTGGAGTTCTTAGGGATTTAAAAAGTGTTATAGGTAAGGATGGGAAACCAGTTATCAGTGACTTTAATAAATTTACGCAAAGAGTTGGTGATAGTAAAATAACACAAACAGTACAACGTTTATATGCTGGTGGTGATAACGTGTGGAAAGCATACGGTCACGAGTTCTACATGTCAGAGTTAAAACAATTTACTAAAAGCTTAGACGACGTACATCGTTTCTTTGAAACACAAGTTGGTCGTAAATGGGATCCTATGTCATCAGCAGGTGTTCCAAAAACGCTGTCTGAAGGCATTGAAGAAATGGGAGCACATTTATTAAGAGAAACTTATCCTACATACAGTCGTGTTCCACCTGCAATACAAGCATTAAGAAAGCTACCTATAGGTAACTTTATATCTTTCCCTGCGGAAATGATTCGTACTACTCTAGCTACAACTGCATCATCAATGAAGATGATTGGTTCAGGTAATCCAGGACTACAGGCAATGGGGTATAGAGCATTGATGGGACAATTTACAACGCTTTATGGTTTCAATCACGGTGCTCAAAAACTAGCTAGTAAGTTTACAGGCATACAAGAAGATAAGCTTAGAGCTTACCAGGATGATTTAGGACCATCCTTCTTAGAAGACCATGTGTTAATCCCAATTTCAAAACAAAATAAAGATGGTACCTTTAAAGTATTTGATGCCTCAACATATAATCCATACAACTACCTAACAGGGCCGATTGAATCTTTCCTTAGACAATTAAATTCTACAAGGCTAGACCCAGCACAAGTTGATTCAGAACTAGATAGACGTTTCTTTGATGCTGCTGGACCTTGGTATAAACTTATTGATCCATTTATAGGAGAGACAATCGCATTAGAGCCTATCTTAGATATATATGCACGTAATGGTGTGACTAGAGATGGTAGAAAAATATTCAGTGAATTAGATTCTCCGTCAGATAAGAGAGAGAAAGCTATTTATCATACACTAGAGACAATAGCACCAGGATTTGTAAGATCAGCTGGTCAAGTTATGGGTGCTTTAAATTTAGACACTAAGGGTGGTAGAGTAATGGAACTTGGAGACGTTCTAATTAGATTGATGGGTGGTTCCATTATGAATGTCGATCCTGTTACTGCATTGGATTATAAAGCACTTGATATCAGAGAAATTAGATCAGCCGCATATCAAACAGAACACTTCTTTAGTAAGGAGAATGCATTGGAACGCGGACCGATATTAAATAGTGATGGTAGAAAGACAGGTCACGTAATGGCTAACGAGTTCAGAGACATCCAGGATGAAGCTTTTGTAGCTCAGTTTGGTATTTGGAAGATGTTCCAGAAATCATTAAACAGTGGTCTATTAACAAGAGATCAAATTGAAACGGTACTAGGTCCAGATGGTCGTAATGTTCCTAACTTAGATAACTTATTAGATGGTTACTTCACTCCTGTTTCTTATAGTGCAGCTGGTTTAGAAAAAAGAGCAAATGATTTGATTAAAGAATATGCAAAGAAAGGTATTAGATTAAACTACAACGATCTATTCCCAGAAACTGATTTGGATATGGTTATTTATGAATATGAAGACAAAAAGTTTATTGATTTCTTAGATCCAGACAGACCACCTATAGAACAAAACACAGGAGGTAGTGGTATTAATTTATTTGGTGAGCAAGCTCCCGTAACACCAGAAGTTGAGCCTTTAGAACCATATGTACCAGACACTCAAACTGCAGAGGTTCCTGTACAAACTGTCGCAGCCTCTTCTAACGCTGTTAATCCGACTACGGGATTGACAAAGAATGAGTCAGCGTTATTATCACCAAGCGAAAAAACCATACGAAAAACCCAGAGGAATATTATCTAATGGAAATGGAACCCCAAACAGAACGAGAACACATAATTTCAATACAAGGGCATATAACCGGAGTGAAGAGAGAACTGGACAATTTAAAGAGTGACGTCTCCCATGTGCACAAAGACATTGAGAAATTGGGTGGCAAGATAGACAAAATCTATTGGGTTGTTTTAACTACAGTGGGGGCTGTTAGTTTAGTCGTTTTAGAAACTCTATTGAATATGATCAATTAATTGGATAGTATAGGATATGTTATTAAATACAATGCAAGCAAGCGCTGAGCCTCAGAATACACAGGGACCTGCCAGCTTAGAAAATTTACTAGGGAACTATTGGACCGCCGCTCTACCTAACATGGATAATATGGGTATGCTTCCTCAGCCAATGCCAATACAACAAAGACAACAAGGTGCAATGTCAGGTGTAATGAATGTAATTGGCGAAGGCTTTGGTGAAATGGATGATGCCATGACAGGTGCTTTTAATACCATTAGAGAAAGTTTAAATAATAACTACACAACACAAGAAGTTTTAGTGCCAAACAACGCACAACAGGCACAGCAGCCTATTCCTTTTATGCCTAGTCCAATGCAAAACCAACAACATCTAGGTCTTTATAGCGCAGCACAACAAAATAACTTATCTCCAACTCCTCCAGGAGGAATTGGTAACGCTCAATTACTGGGACAGCAGCCGACTCCTGTTCCAAGAGGAGGAATGCAATCTTTGAACCAAGACTCTGGAATGGATGGTCAGTTGTCTCAAGAAGAATTAATTAATCAACTATACGCAAACATGTCAGGTCAGTACAACGGATGAAATTATCAAATAACTTTTCACTAGCAGAGCTAACTAAATCTCAAACAGCGGTACGTAAAAACATTAATAATGAACCGGGGACCGCGGAGATTAATAATCTTATTCACCTAGCGGAGGCCGTCCTACAACCAGTGCGCGAGCACTTTGGTAAACCGGTCATGATATCCTCAGGCTATCGCAGTCCAGAGTTGTGCGAGGCTATCGGCTCTTCGTCTAAGTCACAACATGCCAAGGGTGAGGCAGCAGACTTCGAAATTGGCGGAGTTGACAACAAGGAGCTCGCAACGTGGATTACAGAAAATTGTGAATTTGATCAGTTAATACTAGAGTTCTATGATGGTGTTGATCCCAATTCTGGTTGGGTGCATTGCTCAGTGAAAAGAGGACCAGAAGTAGGGCGCAGACAAGTACTGCAAGCGAAGAAAATAGAAGGACGAACAGCATACGAACCGATACTTCTTGGTTAGAAATCCAACCACTTCTTAATATCCTGTTCAACCATAACATCGTTAGCGAAATTCACCTTTTCTTTTAAAGCTTTAATTATTTTTTCATCTATAGTCTTTTCTGCCACTAAGTCAACGTAGGTAACACTGCCAGTCTGGCCGATACGGTGTGCTCGGTCTTCTGATTGTAGTCTTTTTTCTAGATCATAATTGTTTGAAAAATAAATTACCGTGTTCGCAGCTGTTAAGGTGATTCCGTACCCTCCAGTCTGAGGATTTCCGACGAAATAGCGCGTAGGGCCCTTTTTCTCTTGAAATAGAGCAATGTTGGTCTGGCGGAGGGTAGCATCCACTCCCCCGTGATATTCGACTGTAGAGTCATCTCCGTAAGCTTTTTTTAAAGATTCAACTATTTTTTTGATATCTTCACGGTAAGTTGCCCATATTATTACCTTACCATCAACTTCCTCAAGACAATCTTGTAAAGCTTGTATTCTATTATTTTTTAGATGTTTGATTGTACCGTCGTCCGCTTTAAATGTGCCGCAAGTAATCTGATGTAGTCTCATTAAGGTTGTTAATGCAGATTCAGTAGTCATAAGCTTGCCGTCGTACTGAGCAATAGCAGCTCTCTTCATTGTGTCGTATATTTCTTGTTGCTCTTTAGTTAATTCCACAGATCTTTTGGTATAGACTTTCGCCGGTAAGTCTAAGCATTCTTCTTTCGCTACTCTGTATGAAAACTGTTTTAATTTTGCACTTAACTCAGGGATATTTTTATATCCTACAACTAAATTAATACTACGACCACTAAAGGTTCGTCTGACCATAACAGCATGTCTATTTCTAAAAGCATAGTATGATCCAAAATTTAGATGATACTCATCTAAGAACTCACACTGAGTAAATAAGTCAAGAGGGGATTTAGTAACTGGAGAGCCTGTTAATATTCTACGGTACTTCGCGAGTTTCCCTAATTTTAAAATGCTTTTTGTTCGCTTTGCTGTCGGACTCTTGATCGTCGTAGATTCATCAATCCCTATCAAAGCTCGTCCACCAAATATGCTAAGGAATCTATCTGCAAAGTCCAGTCCTTTCTTTGTAGAAAAAGCTTCTACATTCATTATCAATACTTTAAGATCAGTTTCCCCATCAAATAAAGTATCAAGTTCTAATTGTTTCTTCTTTGTTATCGACGCATTCCAAGAAACTACTGTCTTTTCAATATGATCGGGCATGTGTGTTGGTATCTCATTGTCGCTCCATATTCTATACACACCCTTTGGAGCAATAATTAACGCAGCGCGGATCGCGCCTCTATCATAGAGCGCGGATATGTTGTCAACTAAAACTTTAGATTTTCCTGTGCCCATATCCATAAAAAGAGCATAAGATTCCCTGGCCCAACACTTTTGTAAGGCTTTCATTTGGTGTTCAAATGGTTTAGTTTTGAACTTATACTTGTCTATCATAATTTATTTTATTTTCTTTCTTGACATACATATAATGATCCTTATATTGAAAGTCAAGAATTAAAGAAGGAATATAGATGACAAAAAACTTGACAGTGTATGAGCTGTACGATCGCCGTAGTCTAGCAGATTTTTTAGACTTTAAAGATGAGAATCCAGACAACCCACTTGTGTATGTGTTACAACATCCACCAGAATCAATTAATATTCTAGGTGCCTCCGAGTTCGGTAATCTAGTTATCTGTTTACCTCATAAATCACAGATGATTTTTTCTACTGGTCCTTTTGTACATAAAATGCAAAAGAACTTAAAAGATTTTGAGCCCCATGATTATTTACTGTGTACAGGTGATCCTGCTATCATAGGTTTATCAACAGCGATTGTGTCTGACATAACTAATGGTTGTTTTAATTTTTTAAAATGGGATAAGAGAGAAAGAACATACTATCCATTAAGTATAGATCTACATCAGAAAGGAAGATAATGACTACATTAATATTAGACGACTTAGAAAAAGACCAACAAGAACTGATTGAAAAATCAGACATATCAACGCTGGCTAAATACTGTACAGACTTAGCTCGCATAGAGGACGACATTCGTTCGCAAGAGAGTTCTTTAAAAGAGTTAAAAGAACAAGCGGACAAGATTTCTTCAGAGATAATACCTAACCTCCTAGCAGAGCAAGGGTTATCATCTTTGAAATTAGCTGACGGATCAGCAGTCGACGTTAAGAAAACTTATAGTTGTACTATAAAAAAAGACTCGTTGGACGCAGCTTACACATGGCTTCGTGACCAGGGGCTAGGAGACATCATTAAGAACGAAGTCTCTGTAGTCTTTGGTAAAGGAGAAGATACAAGGGCTAACAATTTGTTAGACCTTGCAGTGCAAGAAGGCTATGAGCCCTCGCAGAAGCAGAAGGTAGAACCTATGACTTTGAAAGCACTCTACAGGGAGCGTATCGAGGCCGGCCTCGATATGCCCTCTGATTTCTTTCATACTTTTGTGAAAGATCAAACAAAAATAGGCCGGAAATCATGAATAAGGAGAAACTAAACATGAACCAAGTAGCGAAAAAAGAAAGTACTGCAGTAGCGTTGGGCAGTATGTTTGAAACAGACGCACTAGTTGGCGCTAGCGAAATGGGAGCAGATGATTTTGCTTTACCATTCTTGCGCGTACTAGGACAACTCTCACCAGAAATCAGTAAGCATGATGCAAAGTATGTTGAAGGCGCTGAAGCAGGTATGATTTATAATACCGTAACGAAAGAGACATATAATGGTGAAGAGGGAATAATCGTAATGCCTTGTTATTACAAGCGTGAATACGTAGAGTGGTCAGATCGTGGCCAGGGCACAAGTGCTCCAGTACAGATTCATTCAGTATCAAGTGGCATTATTGAACAGGCAAAGCGAGGAGCTGATTGGAAAGATAGATTACCTAATGGTAATTATCTTGAGAACACAGCGTCTTACTATGTTATGGACGAGAAGATGGGAACAGCATTGATCTCTATGAAATCTACACAGCTTAAGGTTAGTAGAACATGGAATTCAATGATGAATGGAATCAAACTTAAAGGTAAGAATGGTCTATTCACACCGGCTTCTTATAGTCACTTGTATAAGCTGAAAACTGTCCAACAATCAAATGACAAAGGAACGTGGTTTGGTTGGAGTGTAGAGAAAGTTGGTCCAGTACAGGACAAATCTCTTTACGAGGCAGCAAAAAGTTTTGCTATATCGTGTTCTAGCGGAGACGTTAAAGCAAAAGCTAGCGAAGAGGGTGCGAACGATAAAGAGAAATCTGACGTACCATTTTAACTAGTAACGATAGCAAGGCAACTCCCCCTGCCTTGCTATCATAAAGGAGGAGAATATGTTTAAGGAGGATAAGATATGTGTTAAGTGCGGCGACACATTTACAATTCACGTCGTGCAACAAAGACAAAAAAAATACTGTAGCTATGCATGCAGTTCAACGTACAAACCGACCGGAAATAGGAAGGGGCGGCCCAGAAAGAAGAAATAAGAATGGATAAATTTAAGGAAATCTTTGAAGGCAATAACAATGCCTATGGACAAATGGTTATTCAACCAGGAGCCATAACAGATAAAGGAAAACAAAAAGCAAAAGCTTTTATTAAAAGGGATCAAGTCACTGATAAGTTGTGGCAAGATCACCTTAAGGGAGTAGAGCCCGCACTCGGTGTTATACCCATAAATGAGCAAAATATGTGTAAGTGGGGATGCATTGATGTAGATGATTATAAAGTGGATCTCAAAACTATAGCGGCCTCGATTAAGTCCCATAAGTTCCCACTGGTTTTATTTAGATCTAAGTCTGGTGGTGCCCATTTATTTTTATTTTGTAATACTTTTATTTCAGCAGCATTACTACAATCCAAACTAATAGATATGGCGGAAGCTTTAGGGTTTGGAGGTAGTGAGATATTTCCAAAACAAACAGAACTATTAGCAGAACGTGGCGACGTAGGTAACTTTTTAAATTTACCATATCACGGTGGGATCAGAGGAATGCGTTATGCATTAGATCCAAACGGTGAGGCGATAACAGAAACAGATTTCTATAAAATGTATGACAAAGTAGTTTTAACTGAGACTCAGATAGATGAAATTAAAGTGAAGAAATCAAAGGTTGTTAAAAAAGAAGCTTTTGAGAATGGCCCTCCATGTTTAAACCAATTAGCAGAAGAAGGTTTTGGAGAAGGTTCTCGTAACAATGCTTTATTTAATATTGGTGTGTTTCATAAACAAGCAACCCCAGATAGTTGGGAAGACGCTGTTATGGAAAGCAACCAAAAATATTTTGATCCTCCTTTACCATTTAAAGAAGTAAAGGATTTAATAGGATCATTAAACAAGAGAGGCTACGACAAATATAGATGTAAAGATCAACCTATATGTGGCGTATGTAATCCTGCTAAATGTAGAACTAAAAAATTTGGTGTAGGTTTTGAGCAAGAACAGATGGAACCGTTGAAAGATTTACAGAAGTATTGTTCTGAACCAGCCACATGGTTGCTGACTGTTGGTGATAAAAGAGTTCAGTTAAAAAGTGAACAACTACATAACCCTAATCTTTTTGCTGTTGCAGTTATGGAGCAAGCTAATTTAGTTGTACCTATTTTAAAAGGGAAAGATTGGAGAGAGGTTTATTTAAAACCTTTGTTTGCTGGAGAGGTGGCAGAGATAGAACCATTAGAATCACTACAACCTAAACTAGAACTAAGACAATTACTTTTACAGTACACTATGAATAGAACTAGAACCACAAAACTGGAAGAATTAGCTAATGGTAAATGTTATGTTAATACAGACGATAACTGTGCAATGTTTCAAATGAATTCTTTCTTAAACTTTTTGAAAAAGAATGCATGGGACATGAATAAAAAAGATACCGGAAAATTAATCCAGGAATTAGATCTATACGAAGAAGAACTCAGACCTCAGATTATGACTAAGGATGGAATCAAAAGACCTCGTGTGGTTAAAGTAACCCTTGGGGACTTTGAAGAAGGCGCTGTTCAAGTAGAAACTACTTATGATGAGCAACCTTTCTAATGTATATACACATCGCAAAAGTTAGAGATTGGATGGAAGAACGAGGGATTCCTAGAGGATTTGAACAGGATACTTTGAGACGCAAAATTCGACTCGGCACATTCAATGTTCCATACATTCGTGTAGGACGTACTCCTTACTTTTCAGAAGACGGATTACATAATTGGTTACAGGAGAACACACATTGAAAACAATTATCTTAGGACCACCTGGAACTGGAAAAACTTATGCCCTTCTTGAACTAGTAGAGAAATGTATTGAGTCTGGTATTAATACTAAGAAGATAGGTTATTTTACTTTTACTAAAGACGCAGCTCGTGTTGCAAAAGCAAGAGCTATGGAAAAGTTTAAATTAGACGAGGACGAGTTACCTTTTTTTAGAACACTACATTCACTTGCTTATGGTTTAGCAGGTCTAAAGAAAGAAAGAGTTGTAGGTACAGGAGACTATAAAGATTTTGGCGCAAAGAACGGTCTTACTATTAAGCGTGCGGCACACAGTAATGCTGATGGATTATTTGATTCAGACAACGCATATCTAAGCTTAATTAACAAAGCTAGGGTGTCTATGACCGATGTGATGACAATTTACGACAGAAATGAGCACCTGGTGGACGTAGAGAGGGATGTTTTGTACCTTTTAGATCAGGAATACACTAAATATAAGAAAGAAAAAGGTATGTATGACTACAACGACATGATTCAAATGTTTGTTAATAAGAAACTAAGTCCTAAGTTTGAGGTGTTATTTATAGATGAAGCACAGGACTTGAGTCCATTACAATGGGCCATGGTTAGAGCTATGTGGGACAATTCAGACAAAACATATATAGCAGGTGATGATGACCAAGCTATTTTCAAATGGGCTGGTGCAGACGTCGATCATTTTATTGCATTAAAAGATGAAGTTGATCACGTAGAAACATTAGATAAATCTTTTCGTGTCCCATCAGGACCAATATTTGAATTGGCACAAAGCATCCGTTCCAGAATAACCAATAAGTATAATAAAGAATATAAACCAAAAGATGGTCAGTCCGGTGAGCTAAGCTATCACAATAATGTAACGGATGTGGATATGTCAAAAGGTGAGTGGCTAGTATTGGCCTCCGCACACCATTTCTTTGATCCTGTTTGTGAGCATTGCGAGGATAACGGTTGGTATTATAGAAACTCAAGAGGGAAAAACGCGGCTCCAGTAGAGTTAGTGCAGGCCATTCAGAGATGGGAGCGCTGGCGAAAAGGTGGTGTCATTGAACCTATTTTAATTAAAAATATATATAATTATCTGGGAAACAATGTTACTATGGGATACAGAAAGGCGAATACTTTAAATAAAGAAGGAAGCTATACTATTGAAGACTGCATCGCGGAACACGGATTAAAAACAAACGCTGTTTGGTATGAAGCATTTAATGAGTTGGATAATTATACTGAGAATTATATAAGGGCAATGTTAGCACGAGGAGAAAATATTTTAGAAACGCCACGTATTATTTTTAAATCAATACACGCGGCAAAGGGTGGTGAAGCAGACAACGTTTTACTATTGCCTGACATAACTAAAGCAAGTGTTGACGCATCAGAATACGATCCAGACGAATCACACAGACTATTTTATGTTGCTGTAACTAGAGCAAAAGAATCATTACATATTGTTGAACCAATGAGCTATGAAAGGAGCTATCCATATGTCTAAACGTAAAAAACATGATCCAGTAAACCATCCATCACACTATAACAAAGGAGACATCGGTTGCATTGATGCAATCAAAGCATGTCAAGGGTATGGTTTTAGATATTACCTGCAAGGTTCAGCTATGAAATATATTTGGCGTCACGAGTGGAAGAAAAAACCTGTAGAAGATTTAGATAAAGCTATTTGGTTTTTAAATAAACTGAAAGAGGAATATAAATGAGACCTTTACAAGTACCAATGAGTTTTAGTCCTGAAACAGAATGGGTCGTACCATCAATGCCCGACCTAAGCGAACACACTGAAATTGCAATAGATTTAGAAACTAGAGATCCTAATTTAATAAAGATGGGATCGGGTTCAGTTAGAGGAGACGGTGAGATAGTTGGTTTCGCTGTAGCTGTTGAAGGTTGGAAAGGATATTTTCCAATAGGTCATGAAGGGCAAGGAAATATAGATAGAGCAATTGCAATCGATTGGATTCAAGAAGTTTTAAATACTCCTGCAACAAAAGTTTTTCACAATGCAATGTATGATGTTTCTTGGTTACGTTCTATGAACTTTACAATTAAAGGACGTATTGTTGACACAATGATTGCAGCATCGCTGGTCAATGAAAACCGTTTTAGTTTTACATTAGATTCTATCTCTAAAGAATACATTGGTCTTGGTAAGAATGAAAATGTTTTAAAAGAAGCAGCTAAACGCTGGGGCGTTGATCCGAAAGCAGAGATGTGGAGACTACCCGCACTAGTTGTTGGTGAGTATGCAGAACGTGATGCAGAGATAACATTAAAGTTATGGCAAGCAATGAAGCATGAATTAAACGAACAAGACTTGTGGGAAATTTTTAATTTAGAAACTGATTTGTTTCCATGTTTAATCGACATGAAGTTTAAAGGTGTGCCCGTTGATCTTGAACGTGCTGACAATATTAAAAAAGATTTTGTTAAACAAGAAAAAGAATTGCTACAACTAATAAATAAAGAAGCAGGATTTGAAGTTGAGATATGGGCGGCCGCATCTATTGCAAAAGCATTTGATAATTTAAAACTACCTTACGATAGAACTGAAAAGGGAGCGCCTTCTTTTACCAAAGGCTTTTTAGCTTCTCACCCAGAAGATACTTTGGCGAGGAGAATAGCAGAGGCAAGAGAAATTAATAAAGCGCATACAACCTTCATTGATACAATTATTAAGCACGAACACAATGGCAGAATACATAGTGATATCAATCAGATACGCTCTGATCAAGGTGGAACTGTTACAGGAAGATTTAGTTATTCAAATCCAAATCTTCAACAAATTCCAGCACGACATAAAACTATTGGTCCAATGATCAGGTCTATTTTTATACCTGAGCGTGGTTGTAAGTGGGGTTGCTTTGACTACTCGCAACAAGAACCGCGGATCGTGGTACACTTCTCTTCACTGTTGAAATTAGAAGGATCACATATAATTCTTGATCAATACAAAAGAGGCGAAGCTGATTTCCATCAAATGATAGCTGACATGGCAGGAATTAAAAGAAAGCAAGCTAAAACTATTAATCTTGGATTAATGTATGGCATGGGAAAGAATAAACTAATGTCAGAGTTAGGTTTATTAAAAGATGCAGCGGAGGAGTTAATTAAAACTTACAATGCTAAAGCACCATTTGTTAAAATGTTGTCTGAGTCTGTAATGCGTAGAGCAGAGGACAGTGGTAAGATTAGAACTATTGGTGGAAGAATTTGTCATTTCGATATGTGGGAATCAAAAACTTTTGGAATTAATAAACCACTTAAATACGACGACGCCATGAGGGAGCACGGACCTGGAATGATTAAGCGTGCTTTCACATACAAAGCATTAAATAAACTAATACAAGGATCAGCAGCAGACATGACTAAGAAAGCTATGTTGGCCTTATACAAGGAAGGAGTAATACCACATGTTCAAATTCATGACGAACTTGATATCTCAATACAAAGCAATGCAGACGCAGAGAAAATTATTGGAATCATGGAAGAAGCGGTTCAGCTACAAGTGCCGAACAAAGTAGATTTTGAATCGGGAAAAAACTGGGGTGAAATTGAAGGTTAGCCACAAACATAAATCACAGCTCGGTATTCGTAATGAATTAAAAGCTGCGATGAAATTTCTAAACAAACCAGACACCCATGTTTATTACGAGTTAGGTGGTCGTGGTCCGGCTGATCTAGTGGTAGTGAACAGTGAAACGGGGACCGTGGATTTGTATGATGTCAAGACAAAAAGTTATAGAAAAGATGGTTCTAGAATCAATCGGGTGAAGAACAAATCAGCTAAGAATTTAGATGTAAAAATTATATATATTTAAAAAATGCCGGTAACTAAGAAAAGTTACCGACATATAAAGGTGAAGAGTCTATTAAAATAAAGTAAAATAAACTCTTGTCAAATAAAATAAGACGACTATATTAGTCCCATAACTTAATATAAATAAGGAGAAAGAATATGCCAGATACAAGTAGCTTTAAATCAGTCAGTGTTTCAGTGGATACACATGGAAAACTGCAGCAATTAGCGAAAAATCGGTTCGAAGTGCCAGTAAGTATACAAAAAATAATTGATTTTTTACTTACTAAGGAACTTAAGAATGGAAAAAGTTAAAACTATTTGTCCTCGTTGCGAGGGCAATAGTTATATAAGGATTGAGGGAAAAGAGCTTGATTGCCCAATGTGTGAGGAGGACTATTTTGGTGTTAAAACTCATAACGGCTATGTTATGTTGCCAATAAAGCAAACACGACTTAATGTGGAAGGTGGTCGTGAATCAAAAATTAAATGGTCAGGGGAAACCTTACCGGAAGTAGGAAAAGTATGTTAATACAACCAAACCAAAACAAAAATGTTCAATATTCAACGAATGTATTGGATGATGGGGACTATAGGTTTTTGTGTGAATACATAACTGATGATCCATCAATCGCATATCAAAGGTTTCCTATGTATAGTTTTTTGCCAAAAGATGAACCAGCTGAAAACCATATTGAAAAAATATTACGCACACTCACTCCGGGAAAGGAGCACATAGAGTATTGGTTTCGTTGGAATGATGAAGCTCCGTGGCATGTAGACGGAGATGAAGTTTTATTTAAAGCTATAAATAAAGAAACAAATGGGAGTCAAATAAACTATAAGAAAGATTATGATCATTTAGACCATAATCCTGAGGATCCAAATAGCAGTCGAATAGCCAAGACTACGCATATACTTTATCTTATTATATCTAATATGCTCGGTGGTGAGTTAGAAGTATGTACATCTGAGCGTTGGAAGGGTAAGTTTATATTAGATAATAAATGGGAGCCACCAAACGGGGCTAATATTATAACATTTCAACCTCATCAAAACATGGCTGTTAGGTTTCCATCTTATTTTTATCATAGAGTACTACCTATACGTCCAAAATTCGAAAAACTACCTTTTAAAAGACTTGCCTTAATATGGTGTACTTGGGATCACTACCCAAAAGGTTACGAAATACATAAACATTTTAAATTAAATGAATCGTTAGAAATAGTTCCAGCCAAAGGTTGGAGAGATTTTACAGCAGTTCCGAGTAGAACATGAGTTATTTATTATTTTTAAACAGAGTAGCAAACTTAAAAAAAGTTAAGACTTTAACAAAAGATCCTGATATGAAAGAAATTTGGGAACGAAAACTACAGCAATTAATAGAGGATGATAGACATGAAAGAATTCAAGAAGGCGCTAGAAGCGTACACTAGTTTTTTGGTGTTAGGCTTCACAATTTTTATTTGTTTAATAGTAATTATTGTAAATTCTAGATATATCGTTAAATTAGAAGGTACATTAGACACAATGTGGCACGAGATAGAACAGGTGAAGGAAACTAATATTAGTTTATACCAATTTATCGAGGAGCACGGAGATGACATTAAAGCAGGACGATAAGAAAACTATGAGAAAAGAGATTCCTAATAGGATGATGAGTGCAACTTTCGCTCTTCCGATAGACAACCGGAAGGTAATAGGTATTGTTAATTATGTGCCAAGTGAAACAGGTCTTTCTCCTATGGCTTTCTGGATGAAGTTAAAACCAACTGATTCTTATTTAGATAGAGAACTTAGAGCTTCTGGAAAATTAATTTCTAGGTGTCTACAGAACGGTGAGTCTTTAAAAGACCTAGCTGAAACGCTGTCTCAAGATAATATAATTGGTCAAATGGCTAATTATTTACACAAGAACATGGAAGATATTATTATGGGTAATCCTGTGGATAAGAAACAACGTATGTTATCAACTGATCCATATGCTATGAAGGAATAGACATGAAAGATAAAGAATTAGAAATTGAATGGATACCAGAACCAGAAGAATTTATTCCTCCACCAGTCGATAATGAGTCTAAGATAGATTATTACAACAATACAGACCTACCAGCTTTTATAATAGACAAAATGTGTAAAAGAAGTTTTGGTCATACTAATTGGGCTAGAATGTCTACTCTTGATGTTAAGGATTTAGTTATGAATCCTGCTGTTATTGATTATGATGAGGGAATTGTATATTTTAAACACGAAAGGTTAGTTTAATGTCTAGACTACCAACAAGTGGTACAATTGGATGGAATGATGTCCAAAATTCCTTCGGGGGCTCAAACCCTATTGGTATGAACGAATATTACCGCTCTGGTAGTTACGTACAACCAACAGCACTTAATAATAATATACCCACGTCGGGTGCAATCTCTATTAGTAATTTCCACGGTGCTGACGGTTTCAATGGCACTACTGGTAGCTGGTCCAATGGTTCATCAGGTGGTAAAATTGCTAGCTTTGGTTGGTCTGCAGCTGCTGGTGTCGGTTCTGACTTAGGTATGTGTTTTACCTGTGGTAATGGGGACAAAGCTAGTAGCTATGGCATCTATGGTTTAACAAATCTTGTCCAGACTTTTTGGATTACTACTGGTCTCTCAAATATAACCTCTAGTAATATTGATCAAAGGGGTGTAAATATGAGTGGCGCCTTTACCTACAATGGAAACCTCGGGACCTTCCTCTCCACTCAATCCCCGCCGTCTACCTATGGTCCCGCCTCTTCTGGAGTAATTACTAACTCCGTCGCCATACCAATAGTTTCTTCCGGCACATCCAACATGTCAATGTCTTAGTTATGAAAATAACATGGTCTTATACAGAAACTGAAAACAAGGATGTCCCTGTTAATACAACAAATTTTGATACGGGAAAAGCTATAGCAACTCACCAGGTAACCTATACATATGATCCAATTAACGCTAATTTATCTACTAAATCTTTTTGTGCTTACAAAAATCATCCGTGGATAGACCCTATAAGAGCTAAAGCGTTAGAAAAATTCAAAAAGGAGTGGATTATTGAGTTAGGGCTAGACCCAGTAGCGTGGCGTGTTGAAGAAGATGGAACAGTGGAAGCTATCGGAAAGGTAAAGACGCAGTCAGCAGTAGATAAATGGTTAAAACCTAATGAGAAGAATTTGTTAGACCCAGCGGAGATAGAAGAGATATGATTTTTAATATAACTTTTAATGTTTTAAACATTGCAAACAAATTGCAAATATCAATAAGTCACAATACCAAGGTAGGTGAACTCTGTAGACGTGAATCGGTGAACGAGTACACTAAAGATGGTTCTGGCAACTATTTAATAACACCCCACACCGATCATGACTTTTTAATAAAAAATAATAATAATTATTTTGTATTAAGTGGCAAAGTAAAAATTCGTTATGAATGGGCTGACGGAGATAAATTTAAAAACGAACATAAAGACACTTTTAAAAGTATACTTGAAGCTGGATACTCAGAGCAGCACCAGGATATGAAGACTAATTATAAACACGGTGATGGTTATATGGAAAATACAGTAGATCAGGCATATAGATCTCCAAACTGGTCCAAAAACCATCTTCCTTATGAACCATATTGTTCCGTCTCTGAAGTTACAATTATGGAAGATGATACTGTGCTGCTATGTCCAATGCAGCACACAACAGGTTGGACGTTTGAAACTATTGATATTATGCCATTTGAAAAAATTATAAGTAGTAAAGTTGGAACGGAGATGTACGTTATTTTTGGTAGAGAGTGTCATACTTGGAGTAAGGATGGTAAGTACACCAGACAAGTTATAGAAAAGCACTCAGTTAAAAAACAAACGTCTTCGGAATTGGAGATTAACAATAGTTCGGGGGATATTTGCACTTTGGTTCGTGTCTATAAATGACCGAAATAGTTCCTCCAAAATATGACAGAGTTTATCTTACTATTACTTATATTATTATATGTTTCTTTACTTTAGGCTTTATCTGGCCTTTTCTTATTAATCTAGACCCACGTCTTATCGTTACCTATTTCATCGCTGTCATTGTCGGAACGCTGGGTACTAATGTCGGCTATCACCGGCTATTCACTCATAAAGCGTTTAGAACATCTAAGTTCTGGTATAACTTCCTAGCTTTCTTTGGAGTATACGGTACTGTTGCCGGTCCTGTTGGATGGGTTGCAACACATCTTCATCATCACCGGCACCTAGGTACTGACATGGACCCACATACGCCGTGGACCGAAGAGAATCGATTCGTTGGCTTTCTTAGAACTTTCCTTCCGTACTGGATGAATATACCGGAACCGGATCTAAAGTTGTTAGTGGGTGTGAGGCATTTACTAGCGAATAAGTTTATTATGTTCTTGCATAAGTGGGCGCCAATCCAGGTCTACGGAACGGGGATCGGGGTTTGGTGGTTGTTTGGGTTTGACTGGTTCTTGTTGGGCTTCTGTTTTCCTATTGGTTATTCATTGATTAGTCAGTTCTGTGTTAACTGGTTTCATTATGATATCGATTACGTACACAAGAATAGACGCTGGCTCAATCTGTTGATTGGTGGTGAGGGTAATCATAAGTATCATCACGAACGACCACGTGACTATTCAAAAGATTGGCCGATTAAATATTTCATTGATTGGATTAAGATTTGACCTGGTATCAAAAGTTTCCTCAATACTATATTTCTTTTATGTATGTTGTCAGCGTTATTTTGTTTAGCGTTTACATCTGGAGTTATCTTGACTGGCGGTTGCTGGTAACCTGGGCGGTGTTACAGTTCTTAGGTATGGTTGGAATTAACATGGCTTATCATCATCTAGTGTGCCACAAGTCTTATACAACGAACAGCGTTTGGAAAGCGATTCTAACGTATATCGGTGGTATAGCAACTCAATCGAGCCCGAACGATTGGGCTTTAGTACATCTTACGCACCATAGATACACTGACACAGAACGCGATCCGCATACACCGAATCTATCTGGAAACAAAGTGATGGGCATACTGCGCGCGGCGCTTCCTGTGTTCATGACAATCAGGATCGATGATATGAAAGTGAACCTAATGGCGAAGAAGTCTTTCGAGGACCCTATCTTTAGGTTCTTTGATTATACCCATATGATCTGGTTCCACGCAACGTGGATCGGGATTTATTATTGTTTCGGGTTTGATTGGTTAATGATTGGCTTTGTGTTTCCAATCGCTTTAGCTCACATAGGAGAAACGGTCATTAACTGCTTTCATTTTGATATGGATTCGGTCAGGCGTAACGCATGGTTTTGGAATATTCTTATTGTGGGAGCTGGCTATCATGCTAAACATCATGATACTCCCAGAGATTACACAACGGACTGGCCAGTGAGCAAAATAATTGATATAATAAAAACATGAGCTTACCACAAATATCAGGGCACAAATATAAGTATATTGGTAGTGTTGATATTGTTGATACGGATGAAAAATATATTAAAGAATTAGAAAGACAAGTGGAAGGCTATCTTGACTATTGGCATCTAACAGCACATGAATGGAAAGAAGTACTATGGCCGGAGATAATAAAACTAAGAATACAAAACAGAGAATTAAAAGTGGAACTTGCCCTTTTAAAGAAAGCAATAAAGAAAGCACAAAGACTGACAAACCAGAACATGTGTTAAAACATTATGGGGATAACCCGGAATGGCGCAGACACTGGAGTGTTGTATTTAGGAGAATGAGATGATATTAAAGAAAACATATGAATACCCCACGTCAACAAGGGCCAAAATTAATGGTCTTAGGCATTATAATATCGACGGCAGTAGCTCTAAACTACCATCTGTCACTACTATCTTAGGCGAGACTCAGACTAAAGAGAAGTCTGATTCATTAGAACGCTGGCGCGATAGAGTCGGTCACGAAGAGGCTAAACGAATTACAAAGGAAGCCGGTGACCGCGGTACGGCGATGCATAAATACTTGGAGAAGTATTGTTTGTGCGGCGGCAAGCATCGAGACTTAACTGTGGCCGGCGATCAAGCTAAGGTTATGTCGGACATTGTTATTGATAAGGGAATAGAAAATAGAATTGATGAGGTCTACGGAGTTGAAGCCACATTGTATTACCCGGATCTTTATGCGGGGTCCGTGGATCTAGTTGCGCGATTAGATGGTGAAATGGCCATCGTTGACTTTAAACAGACTAATAAACCTAAACAAAGAGAGTGGATCGGCGATTACTTTCTACAAATGGCGGCGTATGGTATGGCGCACGACGTGGTGCATGGCACAGAAATAAGTAAAGGTGTTATTATGATGTGTAGTAAGGATGGCTATTACCAGGAATTTCTGATAGAAGGGGATGAATACCGGAACGCGAAACACGGATTTTTGCGGAGGGTAGATCAGTTCTATGGGGGTTAGATGTATTTTATTATTACGGCAATGTTATTTTTTTCAGGGACGGATACTATAGTTTATACTCAGTACGATAAGGCGACTTTTGACTCAGTCCCGGCTTGTCAAGAGTTTTTGTTCCAGAATAAAGTCAAATTAACCTTAGAATTAATAGAAAATCACAATAAAGAGGGCGACATGAAGGGTTTTGAGTACTTCTGCGAATCGCGGTATTTGGGACCTGAAGTATGATGGAATGTCCGTGGTGCAAGCAGCGCGCAGCGCGGATCGTGGTTCATGGGCACTATCAATGCTCAAATTGTACGAAAAACGTAGACGAATGCTGTCAGGGTGAACAGTGTGACATAAATGTCACAGAAGAAAGTCCATCCCTATAGTGAGATTTAGGGTCCCTATTTTACTTTTTTGTGTAAGAAAAAAATTATAGTGGACGCAGTGGACGCAGTGGACATGGTAATGAAATCAATGGTTTACAAGGCAAAAGTATGACCAAAACGACTTTATTTTTTGGACATAGTGGACGTAGCAACAAAATCAATAACTTACAAGGTGTTTCTTCGCTGTTGATTGCCAGAGAGGTCAAAAAAGTTACAAAAAAAGTAAGAAGTTGACCCCTATTTCTCACTATAGTAATAAAGAATATGGCCAAAGATGGAGCGCACTACCCAACTAAAGAGTTTAAAGACAACTTTAAGTCGATAGACTGGAGTTCTACAAAGGAGAATAAAATTGAAAGAAAAAAAGAAAAGAAACGATCACCTAGAGATAATTGATAAGCCTGATCTGCCTGATATGGTTAAGATAGGCTATAGGGATATAAAGATAGAATACGTTAGACCAGATTTTAAAACAGACGAGATGACAGATTGCTACGGCGAGTACCGTGCGCGCGAAGGTCGCATCTTATTACAGCATGACCTATGTGGACAAGAGCTCAGCAATGTTTTATTTCATGAATGCCTACACGCACAAGTTTATGGCAGCGGACTTAATCAAGCTAATGGTCCATTGAAAGACGATGATGCCGAAGAACTTGTAGTAAATCAAATAACTAATTATTGCATGGGAATGTTTAGAGACAATCCTTGGCTGTTAGACTTTTTAAAAGACAACCTAGAGAAAAAAGAGTAAAACATACAGATGCCCTTTGAATCAGAAAAACAAAGAAGATACCTACATGCTAACAACCCTGAGTTAGCTAAAAAGTGGGAAAAGAAATATAGAAAAAAGAAGAAGAAAAAGAAAAATAAATAGTATATAACTAGTGTATTCTTAACTATTCCGGGGGGAGCCATGAGGAATATTTTAATTATTGTCGTTGTACTATGCGGCTTCTTATGGGGGTTCGGTAAGTTAATGGACTCTGCACTGGCAGACGGAGATCTTACATCTTCAGGTGCTACCACAAACGATCAAGTAAATTCAACAGGATCAAATACTGCGATCACCGGAGGGTACACAAGTACCGCTAGCACGACGTACCAAGAAGGAAGTTCAAGCACAACTTCAACAACTTCAACAACTAACAACAATTCTTATACTGGTGATACTAGAACAGTTCCATCAGCATCATCACCTGGAATTTCAGCCATGTCGCAGGATTTGTGTATTGTAGGTGTTGGTATTGGAATACAGAAACCACTTATAGGTGGTAGTATAGGCATTACAAAGCGTGATATGAATTGTGAAAGAATGAAACTATCCAAACTATTGTTTGATTTTAACATGAAAGTTGCAGCTGTATCTATACTCTGTCAAGACGCTAGAGTGTTTCAAAGCATGGTTCATGCGGGAACACCGTGCCCATTTAATGGTAAGATAGGATCTGATGCCTTAGCAGAATGGAATAAGTACGACAAACAAAGACCTGACTATGAGGAGTACACAAAAGCACTAAGATACATGGAAGAGGTTGATGAAAAAATATTGGAGGGGTTAGATGATAAGGAAGCTTATATACTTGATAGTAGTGGCGAGCCTACTAACGTCCTTAAGTAGTGCTGATACTGTAGTCATTAATGATTTTCCAAACCCAGGCGACACTACGACTACCACAACTATTACAACAGGCAATCCTGTAACCACTGGCAATCTATTATCACATCAATGGAATGATGGTACTTGGACAGGAACTATGTTTCCAGATAGTTCTGATATAAATGAAAATATATATTTGACTGGTAAGGATGGTGCGTTCGCAGAATCTACAGTTAATTCTCAAGACATATTAACAGAACAAGAATTGCAACAGGGTTTAACTTCAACCCTAACAGCTAAGGTTAGATGGTGGAATAAGTGGGAAAGCACCATTGAAATGAAACAAATTGCAACTAATGGAATTGATACAACTACACAAACTATAATTCTACAGGATACCACCAACCACAATAATCAATTTAATTCTCATACTAATACTTTAATTATTGCACCTGATGAAGAAAACTCACACGGTACACTAACTACAAGATTTACATTTGATATAGATAATGCAGCAGGCACTTGGAATAATGGCCACAGCGGTCCGGATATTATAGAGCCTGACTTAAGACTTAATTATTCATCTCTTAGTACAACCACTGTAACTGACACAGTGTTTTGCTATCAGAAAAACCCACCCACTTGCCCTGCACAAGAGGAGATAGCAGATATTGAAACTTTCTTAGATACATTTGAAGAAGATGTATATCAATATGAAGAAGAATATTTTATGCCGGAGGAGATAGAAATTGAATACTCATTCAATAATGATTACTTTGAGGAAGAAGAGTTTGAAATAACAGAGGACTATTTGGTACTTGATGAATTTTTTTTTGAAGACGATTACTATCAAGACGACTATTACGAAGAGTTTGAACTGGAAGAATTTTTTCCAGAAACTCTTGCCTTTGAAGAAGTAGAGTATTTTGATGAAATACCACCAATGGAAGAAATGTATTTTGAAGATGAGTACTTCGAAGAAGAAATGTATATGGAAGTTTTTACAGATGATGCCTTCATAGAAGAGTTTGATGAGATGTTTGATGAGATGCCAATGGAGGAGATGGATATAGAAATGGCAGAAGAAATGTTTGAGGAAATGTTTGAAGAATACTTTGAGGAAGAAGCACCAATAGAAATGGTTGAAGAATTTGCAGAAGAGTTTAAAGAGGACGTAAAGGAAGAAGAGCCCCTGGAAGAGATAGCCTTGGCCGAGGAAGAGCCGGTGGAGGAAGAACCACTTGAAACAAAAACCGTAAAAGAAGAAACAATTGAGGAAGCTAAAGATGAACAGATTGAAGAGCAACCCAGTAGCGAAAGCATTGCTGCAGACGAGCCGGAGGAGACAACAGACGTTGCCGAACAAGAAGAAGTCGTCGAGGAGTCAACTGAAGTCGCAGCTGTTGAAGGAGACGGAACTGAAGAACCAGATCCTAGCGGAGAGATGGAAGTTGATTTAGATATCAAGGTCGCAGCACTGGAAAAAGTTATACAAAGCAAAATATCTAATGAGATGCAGAGGGTTTCATTAACTCTGGATGCAGTTAATCAAATAGTAGCTAAAGAAATGGTGGCTAATCAGCCTGATATGTCTAGTTATTTCAACATGAACTCAGAATTGTTTAATACCCAGCAGTTACCAGGCGGGGACCCAGCGTTCTTCATGCAGGTCAGCCTAGACAGCTATAATAAAACTATCTATAATACACAGGCAAATCTTGTAGCGACTGATCCAGTGGTTCAGTATCAGATTAAACTTAATAAAGCGCAGCAAGCTACAGATGCTGCTTATATAAAATTAAAAGGATTAATGGATGCCAGATCTAATTAATAAATTGTCAAGTTATGCGGCATTGATCGGCGTTGTAGGAGCCATCGGCGGAGGATTTTATGCCTGGGGTGAATTCAACACAAGACTTAG